TCACATTATAACACCGATAAATATAAAAAACAATATCTTATTCGGAGTATACAATGGTATCGCCAGTATTTAATAGTGCAACACCCAGACAGCAAGAATTGCTTAAACGCAGTGCCGACGTCCTGGGTGGGTTCAATGCCGAAAACGACATAACTAGTGTTACTTATGCTACCGGAACAGAGGTCCCTGAGAGCATTAGCTATATAACTAGCACAGATAGTGCAACAAGAAATGTTATTAGTAATTACGGAGAGATGGGCCTAAGACCAGACGAATTAGACAAAATTTCACAAAATCGACAAGCTTTACAACGTCAGGAAAGTTCTAATAATATATCAGTTGAATCTGAAACAAACCGAACTGTATCGGCTTCGTTATTTGACGATGTTAATACTACCGGACAAGATGTTATTAACACTGGCAGTAATATAATTAAAAATGCTGTCGCAGCCCGGCTCGATAATAGCGCCTTAGGCAAAGGTGCAGAATTGTTATCACAAGTTGCTCCTAATTTGTATGCAAATATTGTTGGACGATTTCCTAGCGCAGGAAGTGATACTCGTGTTAAGATTTCAGACCCAAGCGGTAGACTATCGCAATTAGGCGGAGCACTCTACCCTTTGCGAAGAACTGATTATAAAGTAATTTTTCCATATACTCCAGAAATAACTATCAATCATCAAGCAAACTATCAAGATCTTAGCCCAACACACAGCAACTATGAATATTTGTTTTATCAAAACAGTGTAGTTAGCGAAATTAATATTAGCGCAGTGTTTACTGCAAGAAATCCACAGGATGCCGAGTATGTGTTAGCAGTACAACACTTTTTTAGGAGTGCAACTAAAATGTTTTCAGGAAATGACGATATTGCTGGTCTGCCTCCGATTGTGTGCAGATTAGAAGGTCACGGAGATCTTCAGTTTAGTTATGTGCCGATTGTAGTAACTGGGTTTAATACAGTGCTGCCAAGCGATGTTGATTACATTAGTGCAGGAAGTACCACAAGTAATGTTGGAAGAGTGCCAACAATGCAAACTATGAGTATAGTAGCAAAACCAATCTACAGTAGAAACAGAATCACTAATCAGTTTAGCCTTGATAGTTTTGCTCGCGGGAATTTATTAGGTAGTAAAACAACTGGCACCGGAGGATTCATCTAATGGCAGTAAGATATGGTCAAAGTAGTCCGTATAAAAATACAGGATCGTTTAGTAATGCATTAGATGTAATGAAGCATAGGACTATATCTAAACAACCCGACGATGTAGTATTTCAGATCAACAGCATATATGCACTTCGTCCAGACAAACTAGCATATGATCTTTATGATGATGCTGGATTATGGTGGGTATTTGCAGCCAGAAATCCAAATGTTATCGAAGATCCTATATTTGATTTTCAAACTGGAAAAACAATATATCTTCCTAAAAAAAGTACACTGAACACAGACTTAGGATTATAACGTGGCAAGAAAACAGATAACTGACAGGAGCAGTGCTTCTGACCGAGCACAAGCTGCCGACGAGCTAAGACAAGCTCAGGCAGACTTTGAGCAATGGTTCGAAAACGCAAAAGTTGATCCTAACACGCCAAGAGATATATTCAAGGGCGTTGATTATGGTCCACTGATTACGTATAGAGATTTAGCAAATCAAAAAAGAATAATTGCCGGAAATTACGATTATGTAGATTTTGGAAACTTAGCAGGCCCAACTGTTGGAAATAAAATTGTCATTGGTGGGGATGACTTTTTTGTACCAGGATTTGGTAGTAATCCTGATGTAATACCTACAACACTTGCACCCTTGTCAACTATTGTAACCAATGATGATGCTGCAATACCTTTAACAAATGTCACAGATATACCAGGACCTGGTCTTGCACTTGGTAGTATTGATAATGTAACAAACAATGATGTAGCAAACATTGGGGATCGAGTTGATCAAATTACAGACAACAACGACAGTTTAATTGCATTTGGCGGGCCTGGTGATACTATACCAATAACAGTGTCTAATAATGTTAGTGTTAATGCCAATGATCCACGCGGTAGAAACCAAATACCATCAACACCTGGCGTTTCAAATTTAGATGATAGCGGAAGTGTAAGTGGCACTGGAATTGAAAGTGGTTCAGTGACTGGTAGATTTGATACAAAAGGTCAAATTGAAACTTCTGATACAATTGATAGCGAAAGAGTTGACGGAAAGATAGGTACAACAGATGGTTCTGTAGGTACAACTAATAGTAATATATCCGACAGTGATGCAGTTAATGTAAGTTCACTGGGACAAGCCAGAGACGCCGGCGGCGTTGGCTTATATGAAGTTAATCCTGCTGATTTAGAAATAAGACAAAATGTTCTACACAATTATGTTAACTGGACTTACAATATCGGTATGTATATGCTTGACATTAATTCTTTTACAAGTATAACCACCAATGGTGGAGTTACAGATCCAGCCAATGAATTAAAGAATTTGTTGTTTCGCAGCGGTGGCGCTGGAAGAAAAGGTATACTTGGAGAACAAAAAGATTATTATATTGAAAATTTTAGATTTACCAGTGTAGTGGGGCAAAATAGCAAAGGAGCAAGAAGTAGCAATAATTTTGATATTGCGTTCGACATACACGAGCCATATGGTGTAGCATTTTTAGCAGAGTTGGTGCAGTTAGCACATTCCAAGGGCATAGAAGATCATTTTGAAATACCTTATTTGTTGGAAATTAAATTCAATGGTTATGACAGTTCTGGAAATCCTGTATCAAATATTCCTCAGTCTGGACCTAAGTATATTCCAATAAAAATCATTGATATAAAATTTTCAATTAACAGTGCTGCAACAGTCTATCATGTAAGTGCAGTGCCGTATGCACATATTCCATTGCAAGATCAGCATGATGCATTTATAAGAGACAATATCAGTTTAACAGGCGAAACTTTTGAACAATTAATTGCTAGTTTAAGTAGACATTTAAACCAAGCAGAAGCAAACAAAGCATTAGAAGAACAAAGACAAGCAGACACATATGAATTTTTAATATCAGACGAAGATTTAAAAAATAGTAAAGTTGGGTTTACCCATGCATCACAGGGTGGTGTTGTTGATGTAGCACGACAAGGCATGTCTGGGCAAACCGACGAAGCTGTGCAACTTAATGCTAATAGCACAATTAAAAGTGCAATACAAGCTATTTCTAATGCAACTGACTTTGGTGCCAGGTACAACACAACTGGGCAACCTGAAAGCAACCAGGGCAACGAAAACCGACCGTACAGATTAATTAAAGTTATTCCGTTGGTAAAGGAATTAGGACCATATAATACCAGTAGCATGAGATATAGAAAAACTGTGGTATTTAAAATTGAAACACAAAAAATGTATGGTTTTATAACACCCGGGATGCCAAATGCTGGTGCACAAACAAGAGGTTGGCAAAAAGAATACAATTGGATTTTTACTGGAAAAAATCAAGATATTGTCGATTTTCAAGCAGAGTACAACATACAGTATTTTCAAATTAGAAATAGTTTTGTAGATCAAAAAGGCAGAGTAACTGGAACAATTAGTATCCCAGGAGAAATGCCAGCAAATAGAAATTTAACTCGTACTGCTGCCGGCGGCAATACATTTAATCCTGCTTTAAGATCAACTAGTCAACCAGTCACAGATCAAGTATATAATAGCTACAGGGGTGCAGGTCATCAACAAGCAAGTGACAACATGGATAATGTATTAAACAACCCTGGTGCTGATATGATTGTAGTAGACCTTACTATAATTGGAGATCCGGATTGGATACCCCAGGACAGAAGTATATTACCTAAAGAAAACAGCAGTAGCGGTGATGCTAGAATTGTTAACGGCAGTCTAGCAGTTGATTCTCATGACAGCTTTGTTATGTTAAAGTTTAAGACTCCTAGAGATTATAATCCAGAAAAAGGATTAATGCAAATCGATACCGAGCAAACTTTTGTACAGGGTCTGTATCGAGTTATTATACTCGAAAGCGTTTTTGAATCTGGCAAGTTTCAACAAAATTTAAAAATGGTTCGAATTCAAGATCAAGTTAGCAACGATGCTTCAAATATTCCTCCTCTTACATCAGATGAAGAATTTGCAGAGTTTGTAGCAGAAATTTCAGCTGACCCAGATCGAAGCGTTACTGGGAGACTTGATACTAAAGGACAAATACAAACCAATAGCAAAGTTAATGTTAACCCGCCCCAGGCTGATAACGATTTTGATGGCACGGGTGTCTCTAACTTTAGAGTTCCAGTTGGGACAGTTAGCAGTGCAAGACCGGCTGGTCCGGATGGAAATCAACCCTTAATAAGAGCAGGTGACGAAACTAATGCACTTGATGCATTAGCAGACACCGACAATCTATTTAATGGAAATTAAAATGAATAAGGTTATATACTAATATGAGTTATACACCAAATAATGCCTGGAACAACAGTTCACAAACCGGTCTTGCAAGCAATCCGGGACCATTCCTTGCTGAAGTAATGAAAAATGATGATCCCCTTTATAGCGGAAGACTGTTAGTTTACATCCCAGACTTTGGTGGTGATCCAAAGCAAGAAAGTAGTTGGCTTTTGGTAAGATACATGAGTCCATATTATGGAATTCAGCCACTGAGCAATCGTCTTGCTGCTGAGCCATCTGGTGTCACTGAAAGCTATGGTATGTGGATGACTCCGCCGGACTTGGGTGTTAAAGTCTTGGTGATGTTTATCAACGGCGACCGAAGCAAAGGTGTGTGGATGGGTTGTTTGCCTGAAATAGGATCACATGGTTCTATACCTGGTAACGACAAAGGTGATTTTGATATATTTGAAAATCAAAGTGCAGCAAACAACGATATACAAAGTATACCTAGACCTGACCATAGTACTGCTCCAACATTTACACAACAAGGACTAGATACCGATGCGCAACGTGGCAAGACAATAACCACTAGCAGTTTAAGAGAATCTCCGTCTAAGGTTTTTGGAATGAATACTCCAAGCGGGCATAGTTTCTTTATGGACGACGGTGCTGAAGATGGCACTAACAAAATGTTACGACTTCGCACTGCTGCTGGTAATATGATTATGATGAATGATGACACAGGATTTGTTTACATAACCAATGCCAAAGGAACAGGATGGATAGAACTTAGTCCTAATGGGTTCATTGACATTTATGGCCAACAAGGTATTAGTATAGGCACACCGGGAAATATCGACATGCATGCTGCTGGCAATATCAACATGCATGCTGGGCAAAATATTAAAATGGTAGCAGAAAAAGAAGCAAAGTTCCAGGGCACTGAAAAAGCTAAAATTTATGGCAATAAGTTGTTTCTCCAGGGATCTGACAGTTTAGAAATGTATAGTTGCGGAAAAATCAAATCAACCGGCAGCAAAGGTATGCACTTTAAAAGTGAAGGAAATTTCATCCTTGAAGGAAGAATTTTTAAATGGAATTCTGGCAGTGCAGAAGAAGCTGGGCAAGTTGCTCCTGACATGCCTACGGAAATTACTGGATATACTAGCACAGTATTACGAGCACCAAACCAGGAACCCTGGAAAGGCCACGATGAGTCATACGAAGAAACTCCTAAGGGTAAACTTACTAATAACAACAGCGTAACTGATAATGCATTAGATCCATTTGGTGGTGCAGGAATACCTATCAATAATATCAATGACATTAATATATTACCAGAAAAATTAAGGCAATCTGCATTTGACCAATTTGGAATAAACGCTGATATTCTCCAAATCGAAAAAGATCTCAATGGCATCGGAATTGATAGAATAGATATTGGAGAAATTAATAAAGTTTTAAGTACTGGAACAAATGAAGGATCTGCAATAATTGGAGATATTGCAAACCGTATTGATGTTACTAATGTGTTGCCTAACACTAAAATTAATAATTCAGCATTTTCAAATAGTATAGGAAACGTAATTGATAATGTAGGCGATATTGACGATATTGTAAATGCTGCAGGAAAAATAAATTTAAAAGACTTGTCATTAAGAGGCTTATCCAGCTCAATCAATGGAGCCGGGCAGCTATTATCAAAGTTTTCTTTATTGCCAGTTAACCCAATAGTTAATGGCGCATTGGCTATTAAGGCAAATATTCAAAATGCAGAAAGTTTAGTTGGACAATTAGCAGCACCGCTTACATCACTTGGTGTACTTTCCGAAAACGTTATAAGCAACAATTTATCCGGGCTAATTGGCACCAATAAATTAACACAATCACTAGGACAAATTGCAAACATTTCAAGATCGGTTAATGGTATTGCCAATGGTCTTAATGTTGTTGAAAATATTAGTACTACAACAATAGGAAATCTCACTGATATTAATGTAGGAAAAATAACCGATACAATTAAAGACTTGCCAATTAATATACCGGACACAATTACAGATATAATTCCTCCAGATATTGGCGATGCATTTGGAGATGCTACATCTGCAATAGGAAACTTAAATGCAACACAAGCAAGCACAATCATTCCAGCAACTCCAGGCGGCGGAAATGCACCAGCAAGTGCAACTGGATCAGACTGTACTACTCCTGTTACAAGAGGAACTGATACTCCGGCAAATCAGGCACAAGGCAATGATGGCAATACTGGCAATGCATATGCAGGAGCACCAGGAAATGTAGTTCCGCCAGATGAATTAATCAATGATCCAGAATGGCAATCTGAATTAGCTAATCTAAAACGCCAATTCCCAGAATTAGACGAAAGAGATTTGTATAAAGTTATACAAGGTGAAAGTAGATTTAACAGTACTATTGTAAACAAAGACAGTGGAGCAACTGGATTCTTCCAGTTTATTCCAAGCACTGCCAGAGGCCTAGGAACAACTACTTCTGAAATACAAAAAATGTCCCCGGCTCAACAGCTAAAAGTTTACGGAAAATATTTAGGACAATTTAATTATGCTGGTGGTCCACTAGGTATTATGCAAGCAGCGCCCGGAACTTACAGCAATTTAATTAGAAAGTTTGGCGGCAAATATTCTAATGTTCCTGGAAATTATGAAGTATATTCAACAAGCTCTGCAGCGTGGAGACAGAATCCGGGTTGGCGCGGTCCAGATGGTCGTATTACAATTAATAGCATTAATCAATATTACGGTAAGCAAACATAATTATAATTGATTAACTATTGCCCTAACAATGTATTTCCCTGCGCCTGGGATATTAAAGATATTTCTAGCATCGTCTTCGATAATTCCTAAGTAGTTTGCAGCATTTACTATCATGATTTTTTGTATCATTGCAGTTAATATCCTAATATCTATGTCAATGGACTTTAAGTAAATTTTAGCTTGTTCGCTAAGTGGAACATCAAACACAAAATCTTCAATTGATTCGTTTCTTAGGATTTCAGATATTATCTGTTTATAAGGACCAATGACAAATCCAGAATCTGGATAATTTTCATCTAGACTGATTTTAAATACATCACTGGTATTGAATTTTCTATTCCTAAAACTTTCCTTATAGACATTGTAAAAATTAGCCAATTGATTAGATATACCAACATACCCACCACTGTGGAAAATCAGCTTTCTGCATACTGTTGTCATGATATCATCAAAACTGTCCTGCTGCCGGCTTTTGTTTTTCTTAATTTGGTATGCAATGTATTCTTCTCTAGTTTCTACATTGGCACGATTTTGTACATATATCTCAGCAGCTCTGCTAGGATCATCAGACCACAGTCCGTTTGTCTCAGTGATTGTGGTTATGCTGTTTGGGTTTTCGTCATTGAATGTGCTATTAACACGATTGTATTCAATAGGCTCTAGTCCGTATGTGGAAGCACGTTCTTTGTTTCTTCCTTGCAACATTGCTGATTTAATTCTGCCTCCGTGCATATCTGGTGCTAATAATCTTTGTATAAAGTCAGCTTCGTGGCCAAATCCAGTCTCAACAGCATAAGTTTCTAGACTGCTAGTAAATCCCCAGATATCTCTTATGTTTCCAGTAACTGGAAAATTCCCAGTATTGTATATTATTTCAACACTGCTACCAGTTGGGGGTATAGAAGTTAGTGTTACTGTGTTTTTTTGGCTATCGTAGTTTATTTGTCCACTAGAAAGCTTAATACCAGAAACATAAACTGTAATGTTAGGAGAATCTGAATCCACAATTCCCATTAATTTAAACTCAGATTGAGTTCCATTTCCGGCAAATAACTCAACACCTATTTCGCTAAATCCAATGTCTAGTCCATAAGTTTTTCTTAATTTTTGTTCTTTGTATAGTTGGTAATTGACTTCGTCGTGAAGTCCTTGTATCCGGATAAGTTTTTCTAAATTGTCTCCGGTAGAGTTATTATATAAAAAATCTAATTCAGTTTCGACATAGTTATGTAGATCTAACAATGCATCGTCTATATTTGCGTAATATCCAAGTGAGTATTTCCCACAAGCAACAATAGGATCTAGCCCAGCAACAGCTTGAGCATAAGTGGCAGTAGCAGGAGTTGGATCAGTTAGATATATACCAGCTGGTAATGTTATTTGATTCAACGGATCACTAGGATCAGTAAATGTTGTTACGCCAAACGTATAATCGCCTCTTAGTGTGTCACGTAAGTATTCGAGCAAGTCGGTATAACAATCTAATGTACCTGCAGCAGTCAACTGATTAATAAAGTTAGCAATCTGTGGTAGAGTTTCTGTCACACGATATCCAGCAGCAGTACCAATAAAATCTGCAATTGTTAAATTACTATCACCACTATATTCGCTAGTAGGAGTTGCTTCACGTTTAAGTTCAATGTTTTCTTCTAATCGCATAGGCTGTACTTCGTCTAACAATCCAGATTCTGACGATATAGTTTCCATACTAAACAGTAATGCTCCTAGTTGATCTAACGTAGAAATAGTCAATTCACCTAATATACTAATATGTAAAGATATTTCATTTAGATTAACAAATCTGTTACTGTCTTTGCTATTTGGGAATAGCCAAGTTGGATCTAACAGTACACCTAAATCGGTAACGTTATTGTTTCTTTTGATCCCCAATACTTGAAATGCATTATCAATTAAATCTTTACTGTTAATTTGAAACAAGATACTCTTGGCTAAACTATCATTGCTTGGTTGATTAATTGTTGACACACTAAGTCCTTTGCTAACAAGCATCGGTGCTATTATTTTTTGTGTTGCAGTTGCTCCGTGAATAACCAATTGTTCGACAATTTGTCCTGGTGTTCCTATTCTAAACAAATCTTCGAGATTTGCTAGTTTTCCTAAAGTCATGAGGTCACGACCAGTGCTAGTAATATCACTGCTAAGTGACCCCAGCCCCTGTGTAACCATTGAATTCATGTCATGATATGCTGTGCCGAACATTGCAACTGGATTGTCCTTAACAGCACCAGGAAGTACAGATTCTTGCTTGCCAATTAAGTTAGTGTATCTACCGCCAGCGATTTTGTCAATCTCAAATCCTGGAACTGGTCCTAGTGAATTTGATGATTTTTCACGTGCATTGCCAAAAACTTGTCCTTGTATTTGTGACAAGCTTTGTCCCATTCCTGTGGCTGATCCTGCGGCACCTAATGCTGAACTAAAAATGTTACAAAATTTTGCTAAGTTTCCGTTTCCCAAAACATTGTTGGCAATTTCTATTATAGGTTTACTAATAACATTATTTAAATTACCATCAATGATTCCTGCAGTAGAACCAGTCATGCGTCCAGTTAATCCATTTAGTTTACACCTAACACCTGTATGCATTAGCAGTTCGGTTGTGCTAGAAACAAATGTGTGAATTGTTGCAGGAGTTTCGTAGTTTGGAGCATCACGCAATAGATTAATTATTTCTTCATTTAATCCAATAGGATAACAAGACTCGTATGTATTTGTTGCAGTCACAAGAGACGCAGGAATTTGCAGGCCTTGATTTTTTAAAATACTATGAGTTGCTGCTACAGCAATACCACTTACTGCAGTGCCGCCAGTTGACTTGTTTCTGTTAAAGTCGTTTGCAGGGTTACATGATGTTTGCTTTTGTTTTTCTATCTCAATTGCAGCGTTTGATGCCGACGGGTTTGATAAATTTTCAAATGCTTGCGGATTGAGTTCACCTCCACTAGACCCATCATTTAAAAACATGCCTTCACCGGCTATCTGTTTACTGTCTGCTCGTTGTTTTCCCTGCGATATGCCCTGGTCTAACGTGTCAGTGATAGTACTTTCATCTAATGCAACAACACCAGGGATACCAATTTGTCTACTTTCGAGTTGATCAAAATAAATGCCCCAATTGTATAATCCAATTGCACAAAAACGATTATCCAATAAACTATTTCCTATTAGACCAGATATAAAATCTATATATAAACTTGCATTGTCCGCGGGCAACAACACAGATCCTTGTCTAACCAACTGTACGTTAACAGCCCACCCACTGGCACTTTTGCTACTAACATAAACATTAGTTCCTCCACCATTAGCTACTATTGACGGATATACATCTGATGGAATTAATGCACTAGCCTGATCTAACAAGTCAATTATTGGCTGGTTTGGTAGTAGAGTTGAATTGTTTACTGCGGCTCTAGTGCTGGAGTTGTTAAATTCACCAACCTGTGTACCTTCAAGTGTGCCCGGTGATAATGTTGTTCCGTTTATTCTCAATGGAATATGGCATCTGTTGCTTAGTGACATTGATTAATTACCTATAATAAAATCTTTACTTCCGCCGCGACGACTATGCCCGCAACTGTCTGAATTTCCAATAACATTCGCTGGCATGCTGTTGATTATAAAACTTCCAATGCCGCCTTTTGTAGTAGCACTGCAGTGGATTGAAACTTTTGGACAAGGTTTGTGTTTAGCCACCGAAGTGCCGTTTACTACAGCGTTTTTACTGTTTACTTTAAAGTTACCTTGGCCTGACAGTGCAGCACCGCCTGCACTGTTTTTGTCGCCTTTTCTCACTATACCTGGCATGAATGATCCTTGTTGTAGTGTATTTAACAATAATTAAACTGCTACTATTTTAGTCTATCGAGTATTTCGTTTTGGCGCATAGTTTTAAGAGATTTCCATCCCCCAGGGATAAATCTTTCTCCATCTGAGTAAAATTGTGGTAAAAACTTGTCTCCTTGCTGAATTAAAAAATCTGCACTATGTTGATCCAGTCCAACATCAATTTCGGTATAAGGGATATCTAAATCATCAAGAAAATTCTTAGCTTCGAGACAACCATTGCATCCTTGTTTTGTATAAACTAAAAGGGTTTTCATATCATTATATATGCCTTTAAAATTTGTGGTAAATATTAGTATGGCACTTTATAAAGGTTACGACACAGTAAATAATAACAGCACCAAAGTTCGGCTCGAAGACGCCGAACTTATTAAGCGTGATTTGTTAAATCATTTTAATATTCGCAAAGGTGAAAAACTTATGCGTCCTGATTTTGGCTCTATAATTTGGGATGCATTATTTGAGCCAATGACAGAAGATCTTCGTGACGCCATAGTCGATGATGTAGTTGAAATTGTTAATTACGATCCCAGGATTGTTGCTGATAAAGTGCTAGTTGATGAATACCAAAATGGAATATTAATCGAACTACACATAAGATACAGCAATCTAAATCAAACAGAAAATTTAAAATTAATGTTCGATCAAAGCGTAAATTTTGTCACCTATTCATAATAATAGCGTTTTACAAAACAGATAAATATCTGATAGATAGGGAATATCAATGTCAACATCAATACGTCAGAGCAACCTTTTTGCAGCAGAAGATTGGAGAAAGTTATACAACACTTTCCGTAGTGCTGACTTCCAAAGTTACGACTATGAAACCTTGCGCAAAAGTATGGTTGACTACCTAAGAACTTATTATCCCGAAGACTATAATGATTATATCGAAAGTAGTGAATTTATTGCGCTACTTGATTTGATTAGTTTTATGGGACAAAGTATCAGTTATCGCGGTGATTTAAACTTTAGAGAAAATTTCCTACAGACGGCAGAACGTAGAGACAGTGTGTACCGAATGGCAAACATGTTAGGATATAATCCTAATAGAAATCAAGCAGCATCGGGTATGCTGAAAATTGTCAGTGTTAACACTACAGAAGACATTATAGATAGTAATGGCAATAATCTTGCTAACCGTACGATTAACTGGAATGATCCCACTGACAGTAATTGGCTAGAAAAGTATACTACGATAGTTAACAGTGTATTGACAAGCAATCAAAGAGTCGGCAAGCCAGCAAGTAGCTTTAGAATTGGTAATACTAGACACGATCTTTACGAATTTAACACTAGACCAAATCAGATACCATTATTAAATTTCAGCAGCTCTGTTGATAATATCAGCATGAATTTTAACATATACAATGTTGGATTAAGCAGCACAAATGGTGTTTACGAAAAGTCCCCAGGTCCTGGTGATACTTTTGGATTTTTATACAAGAACGATAGCGAAGGTAACCGCAGTCCTAATACTGGTTTCTTTGTAGGATTTAAACAAGGTAATTTAAATAATCTTGATTTCACCATTGGTGAAAGAATTCCTAATAGATTAGTAAGTTTAAATGTTGATAACATCAACAACACTGACACGTGGTTGTTTGAAATCAATGATGCAGGTGCTTATATAGATCAATGGACTGAAGTTGAGCAACTACGTGATAGTAATGTTATCTATAATAACGTAGCTCAAGAAAACAGAAAAATATTCAGTGTATACAGTAGAGCAAATGATCAAGTTGATTATGTTTTTGGCGATGGGGTGTTTAGCGAAATACCAGTTGGAATTTTTAGAGCAGTAACTAGAACTAGCAATGGTCTTAGTTATACCATAACACCGACTGAAATGCAAAATGTTAATGTTGATCTTCCATATGTGACAAAATCAGGCAAAACTGAAAGACTTAGAATGACTTTGTCTTTGCAAAGCACTATTAGTAATGCAAGCACAAGAGAAAGTTTAAATCAAATTAAGCTTAAAGCGCCACAAAATTTCTATAGTCAAAATCGTATGGTCAACGGCGAAGACTATAATACTGTTCCATACATCAAGTATGGAGATATATTAAAAATCAAAAGTGTAAACAGAACCAGTAGTGGTATCAGTAGATTTCTAGAACTTAAAGATGTTACAGGAAAGTATAGCAGTACTAATATTTTCTGTGAAGATGGCTACACATACAAAGAAGAAGACAGCTTTAGTAGTAAATTTACTTGGACTACTGCAGCTGATGTACAAAGTTTTATTTCCAACCAGCTTGGTAATATACTCAAAGCCAAAGAAAGTATAAATCTTTATTATTATAGTTACAGTACTAAAGTACCACCGACTACCTATTGGGTTAAAGGCACTGCTGAATCTACTACAAGCACAGGTTTTTTTGTATTAAATTCTGATTCTACTCCGTACGAAGTACAACAAATCGACAGCTTTACTGCAAATAACAGGAAGTTCATTGAGCCAGGTGCTTTGTTGCTGTTCCGGGCACCTAGTGGATATTATTTTGACATTGACAGATCATTGACTGCAGGCACTCCAACTCAGGACGGTCAAGTTACTGAATTATGGGCTAGTGTTAAAAGTGTAGAAGATGATGGTACTGCACTTGGCAACGGTTGGTTAAACAATCAACCACAAGGACCTGGTCCA